GGTACATCAGACGTTACCACGCGGGTCATGCTCGTAGATGACGTTCGCATCGGTAACGAAGCCTGCACACTTTCGGATATGTAATTTCTTTTCAGTTCATCTATCAGCGAGACAAAAGGGTTCACCCAACACTTACGGGTGGCCCTTATTTTTTTATCCAACTGATACCCTGCAGCCTTTAAGTTATAGCCAACTTGCACTTTAGTAATTCTATGAATGCCCATTAAAGGCTACATAACGCAGCTTGAGGTTAAAGACATTGACGCACATGGTACCCTCATCCAAGCCTTCACCCGTTACGATATATTGGATTCGGATAACGAGCGGGGGCGAAAGGGCATGTTCACTAAAACATGGCAGGAAAACTTCCCCCGTATCCGTCACCTCTTAAACCACAATTCTTCACAGCCCTTAGGGGAGAATCAAAAGTTTTGGGAAGATAACGAGTACGCTTACGCTCAAAGCAAGATCGGTACGCACAACTTAGGGCAGGACTTTATCAAAATGGTCGATTCGGGGCTTATTAAAGAAGCCTCCTATGGGTACAATACCGTAAAGTCCAACAAGCTAAAAGATGGCTCTACTGAGCTCTTAGAGGTCAAGCTGTGGGAATGGTCGTCGCTGACGTCATGGGGTGCTAACGAGTTCACGCCCATCATTTCACTTCAGAAGGGTATGAACCTTGACCCTGTCAAAGACCTATTGGAACGCTATACCCTGATGAAATCCTTTGTCCGTAACTCAAATGCCACCGATGAGGGCATAACGATGATTGAAAAAGAAATCTTAAACATAGAAACATACTTCACTGATTTACTCAAAGGCACTGAAGCCGCCCCCACAACTCAAGATGCACTTCAGCCGCAGGGAGTAGATGAAATCGAGGAAGCCATAGCGCTTCTCACACTTCAAAATTCATTACTCACAAACTAAGCGACAGAACATGAAACATAATTTTCTTAAGTGGCGGTACTTAGACACCGCTACAGAACCTACGGGCGGGTCAGGTGCTTTGGTTAAAGCCATTGAAGAAAACCGTAAACTCACTACAGAGCAAATTGAGGGCATTAAAACCCAGCACAAAAAAGAATTAGACGACTTAAAAGCAGAACACCTTCGGGCCATCGAGGAACTAAAAAAGGCGGGTGAAGAAGTAAAGAAGGCCAACGAAGAAGACATTGGTAAGGCCAAAGCAGAAGCCAAGGCCGCAGCAGATAAGGTAGCGGACCTAGAAAAGAAAATGTCCACCGCCGCTTTTCGCCTGGCCAGTGGGGCAGGGGTAAAATCCACCGGGGAGGAACTCTTGGAAAAGTTATCGGAGGAAAGCCATAAAAAAGCACTGCAAAGTAAAACGCCCAACTACGGCATTGAACTGGAAAGAAAAGCCGTAGGGGACATGTCCAGCTCGGGCAATTTGACCGGTTCTTACCTGGTGCCTCCTGAAGTAAAACCCGGCATCGTGCTTCGCCCGTACGAGCAGGTGCATTTACGCCAGCTACTGCCCATTGGCTCTACTTCCTCCAACATCATTCGTCACCTGAGGGACAACGGTGGTGAAGGTGGACCGGACATGGTGGCCGAGGCTGGAACCAAGCCGCAATTAGACCGGGACCTGTCGATCGAAGATGCGCCCGTGCGTAAGATCGCGACCTACATCCGGATTCCCGAGGAAATGATCGAAGACATTCCTTACCTCGTTTCCTTTATTCAAAATATCGGGGTGGAAGAAATGATGGCCGTGGAAGACGACCAGATTTTGTATGGTGATGGTACCGGCCAGAATTTAGATGGCCTGTTCACCAACGCTACCGCCTTTGACGAAGGCGCTTCGGCTAACACCATTGAAGACGCCAACGAGTTTGACGTGCTCAGGGCCGCTCGTAAGCAAATGCGGATACTTAAGCGGGTGCCTTCCTTTGCCCTTGTCTCACCTACGGATTACTTCCAAATGACTTCCCATAAGGACAAGAACAACAACTACATCCTTCAGGGCGGTGGTAATGGGTTGATCCCGGCACTGGATGGGGTGCCCATTATCGAGATGAACCAGATAGCAGATGGCGATTTTCTTTTGGTGGACCGCAGGGCCGCAGAAATTGATTTTCGCCAAAACGTAGTGATCCGCTTTTTCGATCAGGACCGCGATAACGCCATTAAAAACATGGTGACCGTGGTAATCGAGGAACGCCTGGCACTGCCCATTTACTATACGGATGGTCTTGTAAAAGGCACGTTCACGGCTGCAAAGGCAGCACTGGAAACAGCTTAAACCTATAGATTTCGGAAGGGTGATAAATGGGAGAGGACTTTAATTAGTCCCTCTCATTTTCCAAGATGAAGGAGTATAAAATAGCAAAAGCGGCCATGTACGTGGATAAAAAAGGCGCAAGATGGGTGGTGTATATCTCCCTGATTGAAGGCGCTGTGTTTTCCTCTGTACATAAGTGCGAAGGTCTAAGTGACCTCCAGGCCATGGGAGAACTAAAAGATAAAAAAGTGGGCTATGAGCATGGCGCTTTTAGAAGGGAACACTTCAGGCAAGTACAAATAGAGTTAGAGAAAAAGCATCGTAAAGAAAAAGCATTAACCCTTAATTAAAGTCATATGGACAAAGTAAAAGGTAGAGCGCTCCAGACCCTTCGGGGTGAATATGGGCGGGCGAACATAGGCGAGGTGGTTGAACTGCCAGAAAAGCATGCCAAACAGTTGGAAGCAAAAGGCCTGCTTGAAATACTGGGTAGTTCTGAAAATAAGGAAGTCAAGCAAAAAAAAGAGACTTCATTTCGCATCAAGGATAATACCCAAAAACAAAAGGAGAAGGCCGAAGTGGAAACAGACGAATCGAACCCCACCGGTGTAAAAGAAAAGGCTGAAAAAGCATCTACGGACGAAAAAGAAAAAAATGAATCGGCAGGCCCTTCTCTTTCTAAAGCTGCGGCAGCTAAAAAGCCAGCTTCTAAAAAAGCGCTTAAGAAAAAGAGCTAAATAACCCTTTTAACCAAAATAAAATAAAATGGCAAAGTACAAAGTTGAGCGGCGCAACCTTTCCTACAAAGGAGAGGTGTACCAGGCAGGCGACACCATTACCCTTCCCGACCACGCCTCAAGCGTATGGCTTCGACTGGGTTGGGTTTCGGAAATAAAGCCAGCTTCTAAAGCTGCGGCAAAGGCAGCGACAAAGGCAGCACCTAAAAAAGCGGCTTCGAAGGCAGCACCCAAAAAGACAGCTCAGAAGAAAGCCGCTAAACCCATAGAACAAAAGGAAGGTGAATAGTGTACACGCATTCTCTTATACGAACCATGCCGGTTACGGACAGTGCAGAACCCCTGGACCTGGAAGAGGTAAAAGAATGGCTTTTAGTGGACTCGGACGATGACAATTCCCTGCTTACGAGACTTATTACCACCTGCAGGCAGTTCATTGAAAAACAGACGGGGCGAAAGCTGGTGCCGCATTTGGTGGTGCAGCGCACCTGCCTTACCGAAGAAGGGATACTACCCCTGTTCTATGGTGAGGTATCGGACGTAACGGGCGATACGGATAACGTGGCCCTGTCACGGCTGGACGCTTTGGGCAGTGCTACGGTACTTGTAAGAGGGGAGGATTATTACCTAGACTCCACCCAACTCTACGTCCTTACGCCGGGAGATTACAAGGTGACCTACAAGGTAGGGATGAATCCTTCGGAAGACCTTTTGGAGGCTGTAAAACTAATGATCGCCTTTCGCTATGGGAACCGTGGCGACAGTGCAGTGAAAGACCAAGTGCCCGAAGAGGTGGTGCAGCTAATTGAACAAAACCGGGTGCCATGCCTGTAGACGTACATACCGGTGAACTCACCCGGGTGGTGACTTTACGAAAGCCCACCATGATTCGCAATAGCGAAGGCGGTAAGGAATCGACGCTAGAGGACTATTTGAGTGTTCGGGCAAAGATTCAACGAAACAACCAAGCCAAGGCCTACAGCCTTGGAACAGCTCTTGTAAATACGGATACGGTTTGGATCCGCTACTCCAGTGAGATAACCGGGTTAACGCAGGATTGGAAAGTGGCTTACTGTGGAGCGGACCATGTCATTCACGTAATAGAAAGGATTAAGGGATGGGTTAGACTTATCGTAAAAAATGAAACGGCCCTTTCAATACTATAGTTTTTTGATTGCCCTTGTTTGGATAACATTCATCCTAATACTAAGAAATTGTGGGTAGGTATGTTACGATAGAAGGGCTTACGAGCTTAAGAGAAAAACTGCGAAGGCTACCAAGTTCTTTACATACGGCGATGGATACACTGGTGCAAGTGGCGGGCGACCGGTTTGCGGAAGGGGCCATAGAGGACGCCCCACGGGATGAAGGGATATTGATCCAGGGTATTTCTACAGAGCATACGGGTTTAATGAAAGTAGATGTGTTAAGCAGCTCCCCCTATTCAGCATACGTGGAATTTGGGACCCGTAGAAGGGTAGTCGTGCCACCGGATTTAATCTCGTATGCAGCGCAGTTTAAAGGAAGTGGAAAGGGGACGGGTCAGGGGTTCTTTGAACATATTTTAGGTTGGGTTCAGCGTCATCACATCCGTTTTGAGTCGGCTGGGACCACTAAATCAGGAAAGGTAAAACTGTTAACCATTGAACAGACGGCATTTATCATTTACCATTTCCTACTTATCAGGGGAACCCACCCGCACCCGTATTTTTTTAAGCAACGGCCCTTAGTAATGAAACTGCTTACGGACAGTGCAAAAGGGGCAGTGAAACAACTACTGAAGTGAGACACTTAAACTGGGATATCAAAGCCATCATTATAGCCCTTATCTGTATTGGCGTGCTTACTATCCTGTTCGCACTAAAACTATCCAGATTATGAAAAACCTGATTTTACTGTTTAAGAACCTGTGGTGGCTGATGACCCATGATCTTAAAAGGGAACATAACGAGGAAATCTACCACATCGGACGGCTTAAGGAGAAAATTAATTGTTTCATCATAGAGGGCAGGCCATGAAAAAAGCATATGGGAGAATGTTTGGTATTTATTGGTTTGACATATGGGATTATGTAG